CCCAATAGCTAAAGACGCAAGTGGCGGAAGAGGTGGATCATGGATGTCTAAGCACTCACAATCAAAAATGGGTGGTGGATCACCTTTGATGGCTGCTAAACCAGATTTTGCTGATTTAGATAAAGATGGCGATAAAAAAGAAACCATGAAAAAAGCTGCTGAAGAAGCTGGTAAAGCTGGTGGAAAAATTGCTACTGCTATGCCAAACGCTAAAAAATAACAGTAGGGAACTGTACAAAACTCATAACTAAACTTAACAAAACAAAAAAAACAAAACAAAATGGCAAATTATTTAAATTTCCCCGTTACTGGCGGGTATTCTGTTGTAGGCGCTGCTGCTGACCCAGGATTAGATGGAGACAACTTAATACTAGTTGGTTCAGTTGCAAGTTTCAGCATAGCTACGGCTAATCCTACAAACGCAGCTACTTCATTAACTCAAATTACTTTTAACCTTTCCGGTACATCTGCAGGATCAGATACTGTTATAGTAACAGTAGGTTCTGTTGCAGCTGGAACTGACCCAGCAGGTACAGCACCTTTTATAGCGACTCGAGACGCTGCAGGTTCTGCTGCTTACAATGTTTTACTTAAAGCTGCTATAATTAAAGCTATCGGAGCAAATCCAGGTGGAGTTATTTCTACTATAGTGTTACCATTAGCTCAAGCTAGCAATGCTCAGTATAACTTTGCGAATACTGTATACTTTAAGGACTTCGCTATCTCATAACTATGAAATCTAGAGGCTTAGGAGACGACATAGAGAAGTTTACTAAAGCTTCAGGTATTAAGAAGTTAGTTGATAACGTATCAAAAGGTTTAAATATCCCTTGCGGCTGCGCAAGTCGCAGGGATACTTTAAACAAGTATTTTCCAAATAGAAAACAATAAATGGCTTTTAAATTAACTAATCCACCTTACCAAACAAATCAAACTCCAATTTACCATGTAGATATGGAAGAAGGTGTGATGGGTAAAGCTAATAATAATGGAACAATAATTATAAACAAAGACATTGATCCTGAAGAAGTACCTGGTGTTATTGCGCATGAAGAAATTCATATAGAGCAAATGAAACGAGGTGATTTAGATTATGACAATGAAAATGTTTACTGGAAAGGTAAAAAATATTCAAGAGCTGATATGGAAGAAGGGGCGCAAAACTTGCCTTGGGAAGCTGAAGCTTATAAAAGATCATGAAAGGTTTTTCAGAAAAAGGTTATCTAAGTGATAGTCCTGATGTAGATAAACATCAAAATATAATACAAGGAAATAAAATAACAATGAAAGGTGTTGAATTTAAAGTTTTGGGAACAGACGATAGGGGATATACTAAAATAATGTATCCGGGATATGATTATACTTTTCCAGGAGCAAAATACGTAATAGAAACACCAATTAAAAAATAAAAAACTATGAGTTCACCATTTTACCAGCAATTTTCAGCAAAGTCACCTTTGCTCCAAGCTAAAAAATCACAATTAGAAAGAGCTAACGCTTTAGTTAGAGAATCCCAAGCTGATGTAGATGCTTCAAGAGCAACTTTTGGTACTAATAACGTAGACGAAGCTTTTGATAGAAAATTAAGAGTATTAAAAGATAGAGTAAAAAAAGCTAATAGCTTAGGAAGTGATATTGATTATGATACTACTGATGCTTCCGATGCAGGTGAAAAAAGATCAAGTGCTTTAAAACAAAGATTTAAAAAAACAAAACCTGGAGATCTTATAGACGAAAGCACGCATGAAAGTACTACCTACAAGTCTAATGACTTGAAAGATAAAATACCAGGAATGAAGTATAACGTTGAAAACCTTAGTGAAATACAAGAAGATGACAAAGGTCAATTTATGACGACTTTGGACGAAAGCGAAACTTATGGCGGTGAAAGACCTACAAGTCGTACTGTTACAAATTACGATCAAGGTGAGGGCGCTGTAAGAGATACGTTGAGACCTTTTGCTGGTAAAACTTTCAAAAAGCCAAGATAGTGAAAAAAATTTGGCAATGGTTAAGCGGTAACGTAATCAAAGACGTTGGAGATGTTATCGACAAACTAACAACCACTGAAGAGGAAAAACTTCAAATCAAAAAAGACATACAAGTTATAGTTGAAAAAGCAGCTGCTACGGCTGAAGATCAAATAACAAAACGCTGGGAATCAGACATGACTTCAGATTCTTGGCTTAGTAAAAATACGCGCCCTATGGCACTTATTTTCTTATCGTTTATGGCTATAGCTTTTATATGGGTTGATAGTCATCATGAAATTTCATTTACTGTAGAACAGGAATGGATAGAATTATTAAAACAATTATTAACAACCGTATACGTAGCCTATTTTGGTTCACGTGGTTTTGAGAAATATAAATCAATAAGTAATAAATAAAAAATGGGACAATATCCAATAACAGCCGGAGTATTCGGCAAAGCTTTAGCAATACCTGGTACTGGTAATGGTGGCACAATCACCACACCATCTGCTTGGTTATTTGAAAATCAATCAGGAACCTTAGGAACAAATTACAATAGCTCTCAAGTATACGTTGGTGCAACAGGAACAGTAACAGCAATATTATCGGGCACAGTAGGAGCTCAAGACACGGCGACTGGTTTGGACTTAACTTCAGGAGGTTTAGCTTACGTTACAGGAACAGCTTTAGTAACTTCAGCTACTAGCTTAGTTCCTAGATCCCCAGCTAGTCAACCGTCAGGTTTAACAGTAGACATAACAGCAGACTCATTAGCAACTGTTGGAGCCGCAGGTTTAAACTACACCAACGGGGCATTTACTGTTGCTGGCGGGAGTGGATTAACGGGTACAATCGGCGTTAATGCCGGAACTGGAGCTATAGAAACCGTAATCATAACAAATGTTGGTACAGCAGTAGCGTCTGACAATTTTGCACCACTAGGAAGAGGAGGCGATGGAAACGGTCAAATAGTTCTTCAAGGTAATGGGGTAGTTACTGCTGTAGCAATAAATGCAGCAGGAACTAATTATTCTGTAGGAGATATTTGCAAAGTAACACAAGCTGGAAGCAACGGGAGTTGTACATTTGTAATTACTTCAGTAAATAGTCTACTACCCGTGGTAGGAGACGCTATAACTTTTAAAGACGTTCAAGTAGGTTCAGTTTTACCAGTAGCAATTGACTATGTGGTAACTTGTCCAGCTGGTTCAGTAGCGTTAAAATAATAATAAAACGTGTAACTATATTAATATAAACAATTAAATAAAATCAAATTATGAGTAAAGTAAAAGAAATGGTAAAAGCAATGATTACTGAAGAGCAGTTAAAAACTGTGCAAGATCAACAAGCTAAACTTAGCGAACTATTAAAATCTATAGGTGTCTTAGATGTTCAAAGAATGAATTTGCATTCTAATGTTAAAACATTAAGTGAAGAGATTGAGGTTACTAAAAAAGAACTTGAAAAAGAATACGGTCAAGTTAATATCAATCTTACTGATGGAACTTATTCTGAAATAGAAAAAGAGGATGCAAAATAATATTAGAAAAATCAGCATAGGTTCTGACTATAAAAATGATGCAATGCATTACTCTGTAGGACAACAAGTATACGGAGGACATGAAATATCACATATTTTATTAAGTGAATCTGATGGATCTTATAATATACATATCAAAAAAAACAACGAGGTATTGCCATGGAAGAAATTTAACTCTAACATGGCTATATCTGTTGAGTACGATTTAGAATATTAATGCGTAGTTTATTTGATTTTATTGTAGAACCCCTAGGGGATAAATACAGTAATACAGTAAAAGTTGGTGATGTAGATTTAGTTGTTAATACTAAAATTGAAAACTGGAAATTTGTAAATAGATTAGCTAAGGTTATTGAAACGCCAAGGGCATTTAAAACGCCTATAAAAAAAGGTGATATAATTATATTGCATCAAAACGTATTTAGAACCTTTTATGATATGAAAGGTGTAAAAAAGAAAAGTAGATCTTATTTTAAAGATAATCTACATTTTTGCGCTATAGATCAAATTTATCTATATAAAAATAAATATGGATATCACTCGTTTGGTGATAGGTGTTTTATTAAACCTATAAAAGATAATCAAGATCTAACGCTAGATAAAGAGCAAAGACTTATTGGTATATTAAAATATGGCAATAGCTCTTTAAACAAGCTAGGAATAAACCCAGGAGACCTAGTTGGATATACACCTAATGGTGAATGGGAATTTTTAGTTGGCGATAGTCGACTTTATTGTATGAAATCTAATGATATTGTAATTAAGTATGAACACGAAGGAAACGAAGAAGAATATAATCCAAGCTGGGCATGTAGCAGTTGAGGAATTAATTAAGGTGGCTAAAGAACCTATTGTAGATTCAGACGATGATATATCAGCTGACAGATTAAAAAATGCAGCTGCAACAAAAAAATTAGCAATATTTGATGCTTTTGAAATACATAACCGTATAGTAGAAGAGCAAAATATGTTAGATGAAAAACCAAAAGAAGCTAAAAAAGAAATTTCTTTTAAAGGCTTCGCAGAAGGAAGATCTAAAAATGTATAAGCAGTCTTTATATAAGGTCTTAAAAGACTACGTAAAACCTAAAGTTCTTAACAGAATGAATAGGTATAAAAAATGGGAATATGGTTATAACGAAGAGCATGATTTAATAGTTATAAGTAAAACAGGTGAAATAGGCGAGATATATGAAATACAAAATCTTGTAATTGCTTTACCTAAGCAAAAAGATGTTGTTGAATTTGAAGAAGACAAATGGACTTATACACCGTACCCAAAAGAATTAAATAGAATTAAATCTGTGTTTGATTGGGAAGAATACCCGTTAGACTTTAAAGAAAAATGGTATGACTATATTGACAAAGAATTTACAAGGCGTGAAGAAGGTTTTTGGTTCATTAACAAAGGTGTTCCTACTTACATTACTGGCACTAATTATATGTACCTGCAGTGGAGTAAAATTGACGTCGGGCAACCGGACTTTAGGGAATCAAATAGATTATTCTACATTTTCTGGGAAGCTTGTAAATCAGACGCACGGTCTTATGGAATGTGTTATCTTAAAAACCGTCGATCAGGCTTTTCATTTATGTCCTCAGCTGAATCGGTCAACCTTGCTACAATATCCACGGATTCACGGTACGGCATATTGTCCAAATCTGGTGCCGATGCTAAGAAGATGTTCACAGATAAGGTGGTACCAATATCCGTTAACTATCCATTCTTCTTCAAACCGATCCAGGACGGTATGGACAGGCCCAAGACCGAGCTCGCCTACAGAGTCCCTGCCTCCAAATTTACCCGTAGAAAACTTGATTCCAATCAAGCCACCAAAGAAATTACCGGTTTGGACACCACCATCGACTGGAAGAATACCGGCGACAATGCCTACGATGGAGAGAAACTCAGGCTCCTCGTCCACGATGAATCGGGGAAGTGGGAAAGGCCGAACAACATCCTCAACAACTGGCGTGTTACGAAAACCACCCTTAGATTAGGTAGTAGAGTTATTGGAAAGTGCATGATGGGATCAACATCAAATTCGCTTGACAAAGGAGGTAGAAATTTTAAGAAATTATACGATGATTCGGACGTTACAAAAAGAAACGCCAATGGACAGACTCGCTCAGGACTCTATTCTTTGTTCATACCTATGGAATGGAACTACGAAGGATACATTGATTCTTATGGCTTACCTGTCTTCGATACACCGAAAAAACCTACTGAAGGACCTCGCGGTGATAAAATAAACATAGGTGTAGTAGAATATTGGGACAACGAAGTTGAAGGATTAAAAGATGATCAAGATGGATTAAATGAATTTTATAGACAGTTTCCACGCACGACAAAGCATGCGTTTAGAGACGAGTCTAAACAATCTTTATTTAATTTAACTAAAATATATCAACAAATAGATTACAACGAAGATATTAAAAACTCTATAAATGTTACACAAGGAAGTTTTCAGTGGGAAAATGGAGAAAAAGATACTAGAGTTATATTTGTTCCAAACAAAAGTGGTAGATTCTATATAACATGGGTTCCACCTGTGCATCTACAAAATAAAAGGTTTTTAAAAAATGGAGTTAATTATCCTGGTAATGAGCATTGCGGAGCATTTGGTTGTGATCCATATGATATATCAGGAACAGTAGACGGT